AATATAAATGCTTATAATCCCCCAGGGTAAACGGATCCGAAGTCCTTAGTCTTCCGAAGGCATCATCTTGCGGTTTAAACGGTTCATATAAATGTGACATTAGACTACTCTCCAGGAATTACCTTTCCATATAAATGTTAAACTACCATAATCAAATGCAAGAATTGCGCGATCTCTTCTGTCAATTAAATCTGAACCAGATGGTAAAATTGTAATATAACGATTAGATCCTTTAGATGCTTCTCCTAATTCGTCTTTTACAATAAATATTTTTCCTTCTCTTTCGGCTTTTGGTAGAGTTATTGTGACGGCTCCCTCATAATTGACGCCAATATAATAATCTTGTGGTTTTATTGAATACGAAGCGGATGTTACGGACGTAATAGGAACGTCCATATAAGTCAGATTGACTTCACCACCTCCACCTAAAGTAGAAAGTTGTTGTTGAACCCGATCAATAAAGATCTTATAATGCTTTTGAAGATCCTCTAAAGTAGCAAATTTTTGATTAAGTGGGGTTAATGGGTCCGAATTGTTCGTTTTTATCGGTTCTGCAAGAAGACCTAGAGATTTTTGAATAAGAGTAGGTTCACCAAAAGATTCTTTTTTCTTTGGTTTGGGCGTAACCTTTTTTTGTTTCGGGGCTACTTTTTCGGTTAATGGTGCAATAAAAGATTCCTCAAAAGAGCCAGAGATAATATCATCTAGCTCTTTTTTGGATTTCTTTTTTTCTTCTGATACTAATTTAAAAAAATCAGAAAGATCACTCATCGGATCCGTTAAACATACTCATCGCCACTTCTGGGCGATAATTATCAATTTTTTCTACTGCCTTGACTGATAGAATATTCTTGATCCCGTCACTAATTTGTGAAGGAGATTCATCAGCAATGATTGCATTAATTAGTTCTTCCATGTCTTTTAATTATGAACTTGTAGTATTTAGATCTCACCACCTTTGGGCATTTCCATGGCCTTTGTATCAACACTGGGCTCTGTTGGGACCTTGCCCATATCACCCTGAATAGCCTCTCCTGGGGGTTCTGCGAGGGGTTGACCGGTCTCGGGATCTACAGGAATCGTTGGATCGGGAATAATTCCTTCTTCGATTTCTTTTTTAATAAGAATATCCTGCTCAACAATTTCCTCGTCGGTCTGTCTTAGAACTTTTCTTCTTAGGTAATCTTGGGAGAAATATCGACCAACATAAGGCTCGGCCATTGACACCATATTCAGTCTTTCTGTCAGGAGTTCTGATTCTTTAAGTTCGGCAAAATGATTATCATAAAGATAATCAAACTGAATATGTTCAGACATTGCTTCCCAGTCTTCTGGGGTTATAATGTTCTTGAGAATCAGCTGGGTCCGAAGAAGATCGACAAAAAGTTTAGAGAATCTTTTTCTCAGTCTTCCAACAAACTTTGAAAACTTAACCTCGTCCCTTAGGATCTCAGAAGATCTACCGAGATTAAATCCACTTTCGCCGTCAATTCTTGAAGAAGGAACATTTAAAGACTTATAAAGTTTTCTTTGGAAATAATTGAGGTCAGTTAGTTCTCCTAGGTTATTAGAACCAGGAAGAGTTGTTACTTCGGTTCCTCTTCCGCCCTCTCTTCTAGGGAGCCAATAATCATCCATGAGACTCTGGAATCTCCGATCATTCTGGACCTCACCAGTTTCAATGTTATAGTTTAGTTTATTTCTATACCTCATCATAGTTTCTTTGAGGTATTGTTCGGCCTTGACTTTAGGCATATTACCCACGTCAATATAGAAAATCCTTCTTTCGGTTCCTCTTACCATTCGATAAATCACAATACTGTCCTCAATCATTCTTAGTTGATTGAGAGATTTGATCGCCTTATTGAGATAAGAAAGTGTCGTATTTTTATTTCGATCACGTAGACCAGAAGTACAATAAACAATACTGTCTTTGGCAAATTTGATTGCCCCGTCATTTTTGGCGTTCTCAGAAGATGTTGCACTAATAGAAGTATTGGATAATGGATAATTGGGTTTTGAATTATAAACAAAGTATTCTTCAATCTCAGGGAAAGACTGACGCATTGGATCAAGTTCTTCCCCCATGCGATTTAATCTATTTACGTCTTTTTCAGATTTCTTTGCCTGTCTTACGTACCTCATTTTGAGGCTATCGATATATCTAAGTTCTTGAATTCCAAGTTCTGGTTTTTTGAAATCAATTACTTTATGATAATAAAGTCTACCATCAACATACCAGTTTCGATAAATTTCGTGGCACTTTTTATCAAAATCTAAGAGTTGTAGAATATATTTAAACTCGTCTCTTATTTTTTGCTTTATGCCGTCACTTGCGTTTAGGTTTGATAGTTCTATTTGAACCGGACTATCATTAGAATCTGATACAATTGCCTCGTTTACAATATCCTCAATGGCAGAATCCACTTCTGGGTGAAGAGACATTTCACGATATCTACGAATTAGATCATATTCGGTTCTATAAACACCTTCGATATCAACATAAGATCCAAAAAAACCAGACGTTAAATAATAGTCAACCCCATCCGCATCATTTTGCGGGATGGGGGAGACTGCCGACTGGCTTAGTTTTGTTGTATCACTAATAGAAAATCCAAAAAGTTTTGCCATAATTAAGGGTTAACGATACTCTATTTAGCGAGTTATTTGATTGATGTTGAGTTAGCATCACCAGATTCGCCAATCTCAAAATATTGCATCTGGAAATCTACAGTAAATCTTTCAATTTGGTTGCTATCACCATAAGAAAGATCAATTGGGCCAACATTAGAAGGCCAAAGATCGATAAGTTTATAGGTTCTTAATGTTTGCTGAGACCCGCCTGCGTTTGTGGTAGATTCTCTAGCTTGACCTCTACCAAGTTGCCTGACATAGGCAGCATTGGCCATATAAGAAGTTGGATTAGTTACGCCAGTTGCATCATCTAATTTACTGATTAGATTAGCCCATTGTTCAAAGGCAGTTCTTACACTGAAATTTTCATCATTAATTACAGTAACAGACCAGATTTCAATAGTGCGATCACCGGCCACCTTAAGAATTCTTCCCCTAAAAGGAATATCAATTGGGTTTACGGTAGAAGCAGGCATTGAGGTTGCTTCACATAAAAATTGAAAATCTAGCTGCACACCAGCGTCCCAAGTAACGCCAGTTGGCATTGTGGGAATAGAAACCTCAAATAGGTTGGGCCTTGCGCCGCCACCTTTTAATTGACTTTTAAATTGTGAAATAGTGCGAAGTGTCATTTTTAAGTCCTCCTTAGTTTGTTTTTAGATAATTAAACTCTACCGGTTACTTCTTCAAAACTTGCACTAGTTCTAGTGGCAACAAAGGTAAGAGTGACATAATTAATAGACTTGGCGGGCTTAATAAAGATGTCGGCCCTGAATTCATTATTATCAACAACATCCGGGGTGTTGTTTGTTTCATCACAAATAATCCTGAAGTCGATAATTCCTCGCTTGGCCTGGACATCACGTAGATAGGGCTCTACAATGTTGATGAAGTTGGAGCGAGTAATATCATCGTTAAGTTCAAAGAGTTGAGCAGTTGCACTGCTTTCGATAGCCTGTTCAATAGTCAGGAATAGTCTACGAACATTAATACGATCAAAGGCAGATGCATAACCAAGAGCAGTCTTATCACCAAAAAGAAGAACGCCAACACCAGGCTGATTGATATAAGAGTTAATGCGCTGTGGATAAAGTTGATCTCTCTGGGCCTTGCTTGCGTTATAGGCAAGTTTGATGGCATTATTAAGAACACCTCTTTGCTGACCAGCCGGGGAGAACCAAGGGAAGGCAACTAGGTTTGTTCTTACCATTAGGCCTGCAGTATCCGCATTACATGCAATATAACGGAACTTGTTGTTGAATCGATCATAAGTGTACTTATAATTGTCATCAAAGAAAGCATAAGAAGAAGAACTTAGCGGGGCGAAGAACTGGATGATATTATCGGTCTGGGTGTCAGAATTGGTAATATCTACCACATCGCCTCTATGGGGAGAAACGACAGCAATACAATCTTTTCTCTGACTAGCAATTGAAATGAGTTCCTGGGCCTTTGCCTGGGATTCAAATTTATTGCCAAGGCCAGGTCCCATAATTATATAATCAACGTCGATTTCGTCACGGTTTGAGAACAGCCTGTATGCAGTAACCAGATCGCCAAGAGTAGTGGTATAACCATTAGTAACAGTATAATTTTTACCACCAGAGAGGTTATAGGTTACGTTGCCAAGTGCGCTGAAGGTCTTACCTTGGGCCGGGAGGTTCCATTGGCCCTGTGCGGTTGAAAGACCCACAAAACCAGAAGAGAAACCGGTCTGAGAAACCTTTTCGTTAGGATTTGAATTATCTGAAGGATTATCGCCAACATAAACATAATTGGAGAATTGGGCGATATAGGTTTTCCACCAGTTTCTCTGAGCCGGATTAACCGCAGAAATGGAGTCTTCTGCCTTTGAAAGGAACAGGTGCTTCTCAAGAAGATTACCAGCAATCCCTGTTAGGCTACCTGTGTCATCAACAATAGCAACGTGGATCGCATCATTTTTTGCATTACGATCAAGGGCATATTGAGTAGAAACTGGTTTTGGGGCAATTGAACTCCAGAGAATTCGTGAATTGGTTAGTTCGATAAACTGATTATCGTACCAATCACTTACTTCGGTAAGAGTATGAGAAGTAACAGCCGCACCAGAAGAATTAGTTACCGTTACAGTGTTTCCAACAAGGAAAGAACCACCCTGATTACGTTGCTGATAATTTACAGGGATATCTGCAGTGGTTCCGGCAGCAACAAGAGAAACAATCTTTACATCAAGGGTTGATGTGCCAAGACCAGTGATGATACCTTTTAGATAGCCATTGAAAACGGAAGTAACACCAATTCCGGGGATAGTCTGGTTTACGATTGATGCAGTGACACCCTGACCAACCACAGCAGATGCTACAACAGAAGTTGTAACACCTAGAATTTGGTCGGCCTTGTCGTCAATAATAGCAACCTTTAGATTATTTGCCCAGGTCCCTGGATTTTTTGCCGCGAATATGTAGTCCTTGGTGTCGCTATCGTGGTTTAGCTCATAATCGTCAAAGTTTTTGATGGTAACACCGATACCAGCAGTTGAAACACCAGCAGCATTTCGTACTGCAGTAGCGTTTAGAAGATTTGAACCACTGGTTCTTACGACTTTTAGAACGCCGCCATAAGTGAGGAATGAGGAAGCACTCATCCAATACTCATACTGGGAATCTGTGGACTGGGGCTTGCCGAAAACGTTGATTAGATCTTGCTCGGTTGTAATATCTACGGCTTCTTCGACAGGTCCAATTGGGAAAGGACCAGCAATCGCGCCAATATTATCTAGGACATTATCGACTCTCCCAACTGTAAGATCAACTTCCCTAATTAGAACCCCAGGAGATAATTGAGGTGTAGCCATGTGTACTCCCTTTAATATATTTGCTATTAATTATTTAGAAAAAAATAATGTTTAATAGAAATTCCAAAGGGCGGCTAGTTCCTCATTAGAAACAACACTCCAAATTTTATCGTCTTCTACAAAAGTTTCTTGTTGCAGACCGTCTTCTAAAAACCCAATTGGGAGCATATCGTTTTCTTCATTGGCCTGTTTCTCTTGAAATAGTCTTTTTCTAATATCATCATCGGTGATTTCTTTGAAATATTCGTTTGTCGAGGCCCAGGCAAATAGAATTAAACAGGCAACCAAGTCATCATTTTTACCTTCCTCGGCCATAAACGAATTGGATTTTTGAATAAATGTCGATAATTCATTAATCGTATCGTAATCATTGATTAATAGTTTATCTTCTTCGATTAACATCTTTAGGTTAATCGAGCCTAATTTTTTGACGTTTTTAGACATTTTAACGCCATACTCGACCCGGTTTCCACCAAACCCCTGACCTAAAACTTGCCCCTGTCTTCCTTTAATAAAACAGGTAAGTAGGTTGGGGTATTGAAGGTCATAATGGAGGGCATTGGCAACCTGATCTCCAACGTCATTTGTTTCACATAAAACAAACGCCTTATTATAATGGAGCCCAACGTCCTTAACGATGTATGGGAACATAATCGGTTTGATTGTGTTGTCCCTGTATTTTGCTACCATTTTATAAGGCATTTTGGTTATGTCAATAACAGTAAATGCCGAATAGTCAAGATCGACGCCTCTTGCAACGTCAACCGTTATCATGTATTGATGTTCTTCTATCGGCTCTTCATAAGTGTCAAGGAACTTTTTGGATTTTATTGGTTTATTATGTACTAGTGTTTGGAGTTTTGCTCCGGAGATTAGGGTGTCTGAAGAACCTAGAAAATCACATTGGAATTCTTGTAAAAAGGCTTTTTCGGATCCTAGGTTTGCAATAGTTTTCTTTTTCCATTCATCGTCTCTTCCCGGAACATCGTTCCAATTAATTTCTAATGGAATATAATCATTCTCTTTCTTTATGGCCTCATCCCACATTTTATAGAATAAATTAAGACCATTCGGCGTACTAACCATTATAACTTTTGATTCTTTACCAGAAGAAATGGTTGGATACACCGAATTCATAAAGTTTGTTGCCACGGCATTTGGTACGAATGCAAATTCGTCCAAAAAGATAATATTATAAGAACCACCCCGAACAGAAGATGCAGAAGTCGAGGCGGTTATAATTTTTGATCCGTTTTCTAGTTCTAATGACGTTTTATTCCACGATTTGATTCCTTGTTGC